TTCTATTTTGATACTGAAGCCGCTGTTACTAAGGAGATGATGCAATCAAGAGGTATTGATACTAAGCGTGTTATTATCTCTGAACCTGAAACTATTCAGAAGTTTAGACATACTACATTGCAGATTATCGATAACTATGCTAAGACAGCAGAGAAAGATCGTCCTCCTATGATGATGGTTCTTGACTCTCTAGGTCAGTTATCTACTACTAAAGAGGTAGAAGATACTGCTGCAGGTTCTGAGACTCGTGATATGACTAAAGCCGCTGTTCTTAAAGCTACGTTCCGAGTACTTAACCTTAAACTGGCTAAAGTTAACGTACCTCTTTTAATTACTAATCATGTTTACGATGTGGTTGGTTCTTATATTCCTATGAAAGAAATGTCTGGTGGTTCAGGTCTTAAGTATACTGCATCTCAGATTGTATTCTTAGGTAAGAAGAAAGAGAAAGATGGTAAAGAAGTTATCGGTAATATTATTAAATGTACGATGACGAAGTCTCGCTTTACTAAAGAGAATAAGAAAGTAGAAGTACTTCTTACATACGATAAAGGTCTTGATCGGTACTATGGTCTTCTTGAGCTTGCTGAGAAGTACGACATCATTAAGAAGGTTTCTACTCGTTATGAATTGCCAGACGGTTCTAAAGTATTTGGAAAGGCTATTAATAGTGATCCAGAAAAGTACTTTACACCAGAAGTAATGCAGAAGCTTGAGCTTGCAGCTCAGACTGAGTTTACCTATGGAGGCGGAGCTATCACAGAAGAAGAAGAGATTGAATATGGAGATGATGACGAACAAGTATGAGGTAATGTTTAATCCTAATGAGGAAACAGCGCTCATACGTATTACTGAAGGAAAGTTTGCTAACTTTCTTTATCAGTACAAGCAGGTCTCTGTGGGTGATCTCGAAAGCGAAGAGAGTGAGATCAAACTATCATTTGAGTATGAACTAAAAGCAGCTCCGGAGTCTTATGTATATGAAGATGAAGAAGCAGATAAAAAAGAATTCGAACATACTATAGGTGATATCTTATACGATATTATCACTAATAGTGATAAAGTGAAGGAAGCAGTTAATGGAAGCAACGATACTAAGCAACCTGACTAAAGATGAAGAATACGCTAGGAAAGTAGTACCTTTTATAAAGGCTGAATACTTTCAAAATGTAGCTGAGCGTATTGTCTTTAATAAAATAAACAGCTACATGAATGAGTACAGTAATGTACCGAATGTGAATACTCTTCTTATTGAACTTAGTAATGATCAGACATTAGTAGAATCTGATTATAATGCAAGTGTACAGCTTATTGAGACGTTTAATAAAGAAGATACTGGTCATGATCGTCAATGGTTAATTGACCAGACTGAAAAGTTCTGTCAAGATAAAGCTATCTATAACGCTATTATGGATAGTATTCATATTATAGATGGTAAGAGTAAGAATAAAGCTAAAGATGCTATACCATCTATCCTATCCGATGCTCTATCAGTAAGCTTTGATAATACCGTAGGTCATGACTTCTTAAATGATTATGAAGAACGTTACGACTTTTATCATAGAGTAGAAGAACGTGTACCATTTGATTTGGAGTATTTGAACTCTATTACTAAAGGTGGTGTACCTCGTAAGTCGTTGAATATTATTCTTGCTGGTACTGGTGTTGGTAAGTCGTTAGCTATGTGTCACTTTGCTGCAACTAATCTTATGGATGGTAAGAATGTTCTCTATATTACTATGGAGATGGCAGAAGAGAAGATTGCAGAGCGTATAGACGCTAATCTAATGAATGTACCTCTTGATGATCTTATACAACTACCGAAAGAGATGTATAATAAGAAAATTGAAAAGATTAGAGAGAAGACTCCAGGTAGGCTCATTGTAAAAGAATATCCAACTGCAGGCGCTCATGCTGGGCACTTTAGACATCTAATTAACGAACTAAAGATAAAGAAAGGTTTTACTCCAGATATTATCTATATCGACTATCTGAATATTTGTGCATCGTCACGAATGAAAGGTATAGGTGGTTCGATCAATACTTACTCGTTAATTAAGTCTATTGCAGAAGAGCTAAGAGGTCTTGCTGTAGAGAAAGATGTTCCTATCTTTAGCGCTACTCAGACTACTCGTTCAGGTTATTCTAACTCTGATGTTGAGTTGACCGATACTTCTGAATCGTTTGGCTTACCTGCTACCGCAGACTTTATGTTTGCTGTTATTAGTACTGAAGACTTACAAAAGTTAAATCAAGTATTAGTTAAGCAATTGAAGAATCGATATAATGATCCTACCATTAATAAACGTTTTGTTGTTGGTGTTGACCGTTCACGTATGAGATTGTATGACGTCGAACAATCAGCGCAAGACGACATAATGCAAGAGCCTGAGTACGATGATACGATTCCTGTGTTTGATCGTGCGAAGAACGACAGAATCCCTAAAGATTTTAGTAATTTATTCTAACTCCTTGATTTAATTAGACATTTTTCTCCTTAGAAATCAACCAGTTACAAAAAATATGAAAAAATTTGTAACTGGTTGATTTGCATGGACTTTAAAAGTTGATCTTCTGAACTCATAAGCATATAATATATGTAAGAAATGAGGAGATCGACTATGACTAAATTTATTAAAGAAAACTTTCAGTGGGATGGAATGTATCTGATGTACAACGGTCCTTATGAAGGTTCTAAAACCATGGATGAAGTTCATCCTAACTGCCATCCTTCCTGGATTGGCAAGCAAAAGCCTGCATTCATTGCTCGATTCAAGTATGGACCTTACAAGCCCTGGAAGGCTTGGGTTAACTTCTTGGTAAAGAATGCAACTGTTGAACAATATCTTGAGCTGGAAGCTGCGGAGCACCCGGTGGGTGCAATGAGAGCTCTTGGTTATAGAGGTAAAGTATAATGAGTGCAATGAACGATTTGTGGCTAGAGATAGCTGATTTGATTGAGGCTGGTATGTCTGATTCAGATATATCAAACAGACTTCATATCGAAGTGAATTGGGTTAACGAAGTTCGTGCTGAGTACGAGAAAGATATTGAAGATGATGGACAGCCTACCTGGGAACAAGAGTGGGCTGACTTTGGAGAATGCTATGATTAAAGTAGTTGTTGTTAGTGGTAAGAAGGTAGTTAAGCAGTTTGAATATAACGAACGTAAAGACGATCATGCTTTTGAAAAAGCGTTTGTTGAAATGGATAGAGCTACCTGGGCGTTTGAACCCGGTAATATTATAGCTTTGTACCAGCATGGCAAGTGTCTTCGTCACTACTCAGATCCAGAACAAGGCTGGGTACATACCAACAATAATGGGATTTACAACTACAAATGAAAGCTTTGAAAGAAGTAACTAAATGGGATGTGACTTATAGTCAACCGAATCATACCTACTTGTTAGAAAATGATAAGGTAATAGGCTACAAGCCTTGGCATGACGGTGAGGCGGTCTTCTTTGACCGTCCTCTTAAATTAGACAGAAGGTATCGTAAGTTTATTGAGATTGAATTAGATAAATAATCTCATGGCATATGACTTCTTTCCAAAATCAGACGTAGAGATATCACAGCACTTGCAGACAGCGGATGCAAGAAAGACTGGTGATATCATTACTCTGTTTAAGTATCTTAAAAAAGAAACTAGGCTCGAATCACCGATCAATATCGATAAGCAAAAGCTCGGTATTGTTAATGTGTCAAGAGCTATTGATGGTACTTTATCGTTAGATCAGATAAAAAGAAACACAGGCATCAGCTCAGTAAATATTAAGTTTGGTAATGGTTCATCAGGTAACAGAGGTGTAAACAATAGAGGTAATCTATTCGAACCTCAATTTGCTGATGCATTACTTGCTTGGTGGAAAGGTGAGACAGTATCTAATCGCGAAATGTTAGACGCTATTGAGCATCTTGATAAAACGTATAACCTACGTAAAGGTAAAAAGCTTAAGATAGATGTCGTAGGTGGGGAGAATACAAAAAGACCTCTCGTGTTTTCACCTGACATTATGCTGACTAATCCAAAAGGAACTGGTAATAATGTTGGACCATCTGTAACAGATATTACTCTTACATTAGACGGTAAGGAAATATATCTAAGTCTTAAGCTAGGCACTACAGTAACGTTCTTTAATGTTGGTATACGAACCGTTCTCACTCCAGAAGAGATTAAGAGCTATAGTATTAAGAACCCCAACGGTAAAAAGTTACTTAAGCTTTTTGGTATAGATGAAAAACTGTTTTGTGATGTCTTTAATGGTAGACTTGAAAGGGGTATGTCGAAAGTATCCAATGTAGATCGTGCTAAGATGCAGAAACTTCTTAAGTCAGGTATAGGTGAAGGCTATCATATTATACACAAACTGACAGGACGTATCTTATCTAAGAAAATGGATACAGCTGCATTGGAAAAAGCAGCACGTGTTAACAACGCAACCATCTATTATGGTGGTAAAACAGGAACAGGTAAACGAGTGGATATCGAAATGGAATCTGAGACCTATCGTTTTAAATTGAATATGAGAGATACTCAGGGCAAGGACGGTTATCCAACTCGACTAATGTGCGACTTTTCTTACAAATGAAATTCTCAAGCTTCCTAACAGAACAAAAGAACACTCACATGGAACATCTCGAAGACATGATCTTCAATGATGGTGTGGAGGGTGCAAGGCTTGCCATAACTTCTCTTCAGTCACTAAGAGATATGTTAGCAGGTAGAAGCAAGCAAGCTGTAAATGTGACGGTGAAATGGGATGGTGCACCAGCTATCTTTGCAGGTGTCGATCCTTCTGATGGTAAATTCTTTGTTGCTAAAAAAGGTATATTTAATGTCCGTCCTCAATTATTTAAAAGTGAAGCTGATATCGCTGCAGGCCTCTCTGGTGATCTTAAAAACAAATTTACGATTGCGCTACGGGAATTCTCTAAACTGGGAATCCGCAAAGGAGTGTATCAGGGTGATCTTATGTTCACTAAAGGAGATGTTAAGGTTATCAGTATTGGTGGTGAAAAATATTATAGCTTTCAGCCTAATACTATTGTTTATGTTATTCCTGTCAATAGTGCGCTTGGTAGACAGATAGCAAGAGCAAGTATAGGAGTAGTTTGGCACACAACCTATACGGGTAATAAAATTCAAAATATGAAAGCATCCTTTGGTAAGGGCATTGTTAATAAGTTTAAGTCTGTCAACTCTGTCTGGATGGATGATGCAACATATAGAGATGTATCTGGTAACGCTACCTTTACAGAGGAAGAAACAGCAGAAGTAACAGCGCTCCTCTCACAAGCAGGTAGCTTATTCAAGAAAGTATCCAGTCAAGCTCTTTCTACGATTCGTGATGACGAAGAGCTTAAACAGAAGATAAAGACGTATAATAATACATTCGTTAGAGCAGGTGAACCATTCCCTGAACCTAAAGCGCATGTCAAAGGTCTCTACGATTACATTACTGATTGGTATCAGAAAGAGATTGATAAAAAGAAACAAGAAAAAACCAAACAAGAATGGACAGCAAGACGTGATACTGTACTCAAGAAAGTATTTCAGAATACAGAAGACTTAGTGAATATATTTCGCTTAATGAATGTACTTGTTCAGGCTAAACAGAAAGTTATTGATAAAATGAATAACGCAAGTCGTATGGGTACATTCTTAAGAACAAACAAAGGTTTTGTTACTACTAGTCAAGAAGGCTATGTTGCTATCGATAGAGTAGGTAGAGCAGTAAAAGTAGTAGATAGATTAGAGTTCTCTAAAGCTAATTTCTCAAGCGATGTTTTGAAAGGCTGGCAGAAGTAGTTCTTATAAATAGAACAATTACAAGTGCGTTAAGTCTAAGGAAAACACGCAATGAAGAAAGCAGTTATTGCTTGGGGTCGAATGAATCCCCCAACAATAGGACATCAGAAATTAGTAGATCGAGTTGTAATCACCGCTAAACGCGAACGTGGTGAACCAAGAATCTACCTTTCCCATACACAAAATCCAAAGAAAGATCCTCTCTCGTATCGCGAAAAGATTCAGATGGCTACTCGTGCGTTTGGCCGAGTTGTTAAAGCATCTGGTTCGCGTACAATAATCGAGTTAATGAAAGAACTTCAAAGAGACGGCTACAAAGAAGTAGTAATTGTAGCGGGCTCTGATCGTGTGCCTGAATATAAAACATTACTTAACAAGTACAACGGCAAAGATTACACGTTCGATAATATTAAAGTAGTAAGTGCTGGTGAAAGAGATCCTGATGCTGAAGGTGCAGAAGGAATGTCAGCTACTAAAATGAGGCAAGCAGCATCAAGCGGTGATGAGAAGTCTTTTCACACAGGTGCACCAACAGGTTTATCCAAAGCCGAAAAAACTAAACTGTACAACTTAGTTAGAAAGGGTATGCTCGTGGAAGAAATAGAACTGTTCTTAGAAAAAGTTAAGAAGAAAGCGGAAATAGATGATAAAGATATCTCTGATGCCGAGCTGAAAAAAGCTGTTGATCAAATGGAAGAAGAGTTTGACGAAGAAGAAGAGCAGTTTGAGTTCGAAGATAATGAAGAAGAGCAACTCGATGAAAGAGCTCCTCTAACTATACAGCAAAGACTTAAGCGTTCAAGACAGATGAAACGTCTTGCACCAAAGATGAAACGTCTTCGTCAAATTAAAAAGTTTAGAATGGCTCCAACAGAACGTCTTCAAGCACGTGCACGTAAGTTAGCTAAGAATATTATTCGTAAGAAGTTTGCCGGTGCCAAAGGCGGTCAATACGCTAGTCTTTCGCCGTCTCAGAAAATTACTATTGATAGATTAGTAGCTAATAAGACAGCTGTAATTGAAAAGCTTGCTAAAAGACTTCTTCCAATGATGCGTAAGAAAGAGATCGAACGTATCAGACAAGCACGTAAGTCTAAGACAGAAGATTATCAAAAGATTATACAAGGTGTTGAAAGTTTATTTGAAAGGACTTCAACCCGTCAAGATCCAGATATAAAAGATAGAGAAGGTACTCAACCTGCTCGTTATCATTCTGGTCTTTCTAAAGCTACTAAAGCAGCTAGAGATGCTCAGTTTAAAAAGCAATCTAAGATGGCATCTGACAATCCTGCTGCGTATAAGCCTGCTCCAGGAGACGCAACAGCTGAAACAAAGCCAAGTAAGTATACTAAAAAGTTCAAGGACTTGTTTGGTGAAGCAAAGACTATAAAGGTAGGAGCTGACTCTGTTGGTGCAGATAAAACTCATTTCGGTCTAGTCAAAGATAGAAAAGTAGTAGATGTTGGACCAAAAGATGATATGTTAGCTGCTTCAGAAGAAAAGGGCGGTAGAGTCTGGGTCACAACAAAACAAGTCGGCGACGTAGTAGAAGGCGAAGCAGTAAAAGCGGCCCGCGAAAGAATTAAAAGAGAAAAAGAACAAGACAAAGCTAAGCATGATAGAATGCTTGATCAAGCTCGTAGTAATGATACCAGAACAGCTAATCGTAAAGAAGAGTTTGAATTGACAGAGAAGTCAATGGATGCTCTACAAACAAAAGCTAAGAAATCTGGCTACTCATACGGTACATTAAAGAAAGTTTATGATAGAGGTGTAGCTGCATGGAGAACAGGTCACAGACCTGGAACTACTCCACAGCAGTGGGGTTATGCAAGAGTAAATGCTTTTATTGCAAAGCAGAAGTCAGGTCAAAAGCTTAATCACGATACCGACTTAGCAAATGAATTTATACCTGAACATATTCATAAAAATCAGCTTGTTTATAATCCTGACAAGATGACGAAAAATTTTGATATTTGTCCTAAAGCACAAAAAGCTTTTAACGATAATCAAAAGGCAGGACTAGAGCCAAATGAAGGATTTGGTGCAGCAGTAGATGCAGTTGACAACTACTTAGGATTGGAAAAAAAGTTAGTTGAAAAAGGTAGCGCTACAGAAGCTGATCTAAATCGTATGAAAACAATGGTTGATATTGCAAAACAAAAAATATCAGATGCAGATCTACCAGGTCATAACTACCATCAAATCCATATTGATGTAGTAAAAGATTTAGTAAAGGATATAAAAGAAGGTAAAGCACACTCAAGAGCTCAACAAGCTGCTATTGCTATTGCAAAGAAAGAGCGCGGTGAGTATAAAGAAGGCGCCGGTCTGTGGCACAACATACATAAGAAGCGCAAAGAAGGTAGACCAATGCGCAAGCCGGGATCAGAAGGTGCACCAACTAAGCAAGACTTTAAAAACGCTTCAGAAAACTTTATGGACGGAAAGGGTCCTGGTAAGCCTGGTGATGCAGCACGTCACGGATTAAAAGGTAAATCACCATCTGAACTACGTAAGATTCGTTCTTCAGATTCAGCCTCTCCACGTAAGAAGCAGTTAGCACATTGGCTACTTAACTTCGTTCATAAAGAAGAAGTACAAACGTTAGACGAGTCATTACAGATAGAAAAAGGTCCTGGTTATGGTACTTTTATGACTGCTTCTGACTATGGGCTCAAGCTTCAAGGCGCGTTTCAATATCATCCATCCGTACAGGAAGAGGGTGGCGCCGGTGAGGAAGGTACTAAAAAACTCAAAGATAAATATAAGAAAGAGACGCCAGAGCAATGAAAAGATATAAAGATTGGCTAGTAGAAGCGGAGTATGGCGGTAGAAAGGTCGCACTTAACAAGCCTTTCAGAACTCCTGGTGGTCCTAAGAAGTCTGCTGTGTATGTAGATCTAGATGGGGACGGTAAAGCCAAAATAGTTCGCTTTGGTGATCCAAATATGACGATTAAGAAAAACATTCCTGCAAGAAGAAAATCTTTCAGGGCAAGACACAATTGCGATAATCCAGGGCCGAAAGATAAAGCGC